TGCTGGACTTCGCCGCAGTGGTGGCCACCCACGGCCCCATCACGCATGTCCGACCGCCGAACAAAAAGGGCGAGAAGGAGGGCGCGGCGCCGGTGAAGGTATGCGACAACTGCCAAGAGTTATGCGCCCTAGCGGCTCGTGTATGCCCTGCCTGTGGGCATCCGTTCCCGGAGCCCGAGCCCAAGAAGCTCAAACTGCAGAACGATGACATTATGGGCTTGGCGGGCAAGGAGATGTCGGTCACCGCCTGGCGCTGGCGCAAGCACGTCAGCCGCGCCAGCGGGCAGGATATGCTGATGGTGACGTACTACGGTGCGCTGTCGGACGCGCCAGTGAGCGAGTACATGCCGGTGAACAATCCCGGCTATGCAGGCGAGAAGGCCCGCAGGACCGTGGCAACGATTGCCGTAGATGCCGATGTGCTCGTGTCAGACCTCTACAACCCGCTGGATGTGGTGGCCGACATTCTGTCCTGCGGCGAGCCGCCAGACATGATCGAGTTCAAGATGGACGGTAAATATCATAGAGTTTTAAGGAGAAGTTGGAATGCGACACAAACAACCTGAAATCGTCACGGTCTACTACAACACAATCAAGGCGGGGCCGCCAAAGTGCTGCCACAGCTGCGAGCTCTACGGCACGGACGGACTGTGTGTGGAGTTCTTCAAAGAGCCGCCGGAAGAGTTCGCCGCCACGCCGGATGCGTGCGACAAGTGGGTGTACAACATTCCTTTCTGATGAAAACAGAACACGAAGAACAACGCGAGCTGGTGCAGTGGATCCGCCAGGCTTGCGGGGTGCGGGTCTTTGCGATCCCCAATGGTGGCTTGCGAGGCATCGCAGCCGCCGGACGCCTGAAGGCCGAAGGCGTCAGCGCTGGAGTGCCTGACCTGTTCGTGCCGGCCTGGTTGCTCTGGATCGAGATGAAACGCGAGAAGGGCGGCAGCGTCTCGTCAGAGCAGCAAAGTTGGCACGACTACCTGCGCAACCTCGGGCACCATGTGATCGTCGGGCGAGGCCAAGAAGATGCTAAAGAAAAGATGCGAAACCTAGGGTTTGTACCTAAGAATTGATGCTTTTTTTTGGGTATTATTCTTCTCACACCAACCCGCAACCAGCGAACAGGAGAGACACCATGGCAGCAACAATCCCCCATCGGCACGTTGACGCAATCGAAGGGCTTCGCATCCGCGCTTTGCAGCGCGTGCCGGTCCTGAGCGTTGAAGATCAAGCCGACAAGATCATCGAATCGTGGAAAGCGTACCGCAAGCCCGGCGTCGAGTACTTCTTCCACTTGTGGGCGGACCACGCCCCTATCGACACGGTCACCGATCGTCGACACCGGCGCGACGTGCGCGCCCGCATTGAGTCGTTCGGGTTCGTGCTCGGCGACTAAGAACGCAATCAACCCAGCCCGGCCCAGCGCCGGGCACCAAGGAGCCCCCATGATCCAAGACACCCTCTTCGCCATAGCCCTCGGGCTTGCCGGCGCCACCTTCCTCTTCCTGGCCCTGTCATGAACGGCGCCCCAGCATGTCCGATGGACAGTGTTGAATTCATTTACGACATTGATGACGTAGACCAGCCGCTTGTCTGTCATCTGGACTACGAGCCCGAGTGCTTCGGCCACGGCGATCACCCCGACTACCCCAGCACCATGTGCTTGGCGGCGGCGTACATCAAGGATGTGGACATTCTCGGCCTCCTGAGCCCCGACAAGATCGAGGCAATTGAGTTGCTGGCCTTGGACGAGCAAGAGCGTTTTGATGGAGATGGTGGATACGATGAAGAATAAACCGCCGAGCATCGGATGGTGGCCCACCGGCTCAAACAGGTTGCGCTGGTGGAACGGCGAGTACTGGTCCTGGGCTTGCCTGGACAGCGATAGTATCCGTTGGGTGAAACATTTCAGCGCCAAAGAAGCGATCGGTGACGTTGTGGTGTGGTATCCACGGCCAGACAACTGGCCAGAGAGGTCAAAGACATGAAAGACAGGGAAGAGTACTTCTGCCGCGCTGCTGCCCGCCAGAGCCTGTTCTGCGCCGTCTGGATCGTCGCCCTAGTGGCGCTGATTGCGTGGTTGGTATGACGCACATCGGATGGATGATCCTTGAGAGCAATGTCTGCATCCTGCTCACTCGGCGCCGGGAAGAAATGCAGTACTGGGTTGGCCTTGGTTGCATTGCAACACCGCTCTATGCGCTGCCCCCTGTGTAGCGCACCGACCAGCGTAGTTTCAACGCGCCATCAACCCGACAACACAACCCGAAGGAGGATGAATTGCTACAACAATCACAGATTCTCAACGGAGGAACGACCCGTCGTTTTCCCCGGACGCTCGACCAAGCATTCAACAGTGGGGCCGATTACGGCTGCTCCATCGTCTACTACCGCAACCGCTGGAGCTGGGCCAACCGAGCCGCCGTCTGCGTTCTTTGCGCTTTGGCATTGGTGTGGGGAGTGACGTTATGGACTTGAAGAGCCAACTACTGCGCGAGGAAGGCGCCGAGTCCTGCGCCTACCAAGACAGCCTGGGGTTCTGGACCATCGGCGTGGGCCGGTTGATTGACTCGCGCAAGGGCGGCGGGTTGTCGCCAGACGAGATCGACATGCTGCTTGAGAACGATATCAAGCGCAATTACGATGCGGTGCTGGCTGCGCTGCCGTGGATGGAGAAGCTCAACGATGCCCGCCAGGCGGTGCTGATCGGCATGGCGTTTCAGATGGGCTTGAAGGGGTTGCTTCAGTTCAAACGGACCCTTGGCAGCGTGGAGGATGGGCACTACGCCGAGGCTGCCGCCGAGATGCTGGACAGCGCCTGGGCCAAGCAAACCTTTGGACGTGCTACGCGCATGGCCAAGCAGATGGAGACTGGCGAATGGATCCCCTAACCGCAGGCGTCGAACTGGCGCAGACCGTCATCACCCGCATCTGGCCTGACAAGTCGCAGGCCGAGGCGGCGCAGCTTGCCGCCCAGGTCGCCATCGTGCAGGGCCAGCTCGACACCAACCGCGCCGAGGCGTCGAGCCCGAGCGGGTTCACAAGCGGCTGGCGCCCAGCCATAGGCTGGGTCTGCGCATCTGCCTTGGCGTGTCAGTACATCGCCAGGCCGCTGGTGCAGTGGGCCGGCATTGTGCTGGACCATCCGCTGCCTACGCTGCCGGGCATCGACGACAACCTCTGGCAACTGATGTTAGGGATGCTCGGGCTCGGTGGCCTTAGAACTTTTGAAAAGACGAAGGGAATTGCGTCGTGAATCTTGGTGAAACAGAGATTTTTGAAGTGTGGTTTTTTCCAACAAATCGGGAGAATTACACCGCATATGTTGTGCAGGACTATTTGAGCTTAGCCTCGGCTCAGGAATATTGCGATGCAATGAAACCAAAGATGCGTGGGACGATGGAAATCGTCCGTGTTCGCACCGTGCGTCAATTGATGGAGGCATCGTGAACGAACGAATCCGAATATTTATGGAAGGGTTGTTTGACGTTACCGTGGACAGTCGGGGGCGTGAGGAATGCACTGCCGACTACATCAACGTGCAGCGGTTTGCAGACTTGATTATCCGGGAATGCGCTGAGTTGAGCACCGGTTATACCGGCAACGTGAAGCTGTTAATAATGAACCATTTCGGGATGGAGCCATGAACGTTAACCCAAACCCCTGGATCATTGAGCAACGCATCCAGTACTGCAAAGACAGGGCCACGCACAATGGGTTCCGGCTTGAGCCTGGGAGTGGCAATAACACCATCAATATAGTTGCAGAAAAAGAACCCTATGGTAAGGACGTTGTCATTGCCCGGTTATATGACTGGTCACTCGTAGAGATGTACCTTGTTGGGTATGAGCAGGGCAAAATGGAAACAAACATTGTTGCCACGTTGGCAAAGGGCAAGAAATGACTGAACCATACGCTTGGCAAGCCGTAGGCGGTACGATCTGGAACCATAAAACCAGCGAAGATGACACACCTCTTTACACAAAGCCCCAATGGCAGGGGTTGACGGATGATGATGTGCATGAACTCACAAAGAATGTGATTGCTTTTAAGAGCGATGTTGTGAAGTTTATTAGAGAAGCAGAAACAAAACTTAAGGAGAAGAACACATGACTGAAACCGAAAGAAATTTAGACCTACTGCTAGGCGATGCCCTAGCAGAGAATGAGCGCCTCAAGCGCGAGCTCAAGTACCAAGACGCCAGAGACGGCCACATTGGCACGCATGGCCCCGACTGCTGGAGCTACGGCCCCAAGCACTACGAGTGCGCGTTGCAACACATCAACTCAATAACGGATGACGGAAAATGACATACAAAAACGTTACACAACCATTGCCGGACACACCGTTGGAGAGCGTATACAACCCACCGCACTACAAGCAAGGCAAGATTGAGTGTATCGAGGCTATTCAGTCTGCGCTGACCGAGGAAGAGTTCCGTGGCTACTGCAAAGGCAACGCCATGAAATACATCTGGCGCGAGCGGCACAAGGGTGGCACCGAGTCCATTGAAAAAGCGGCGTGGTATTTAGACTATATGATGCAGTGTGTGTGATGCACCCCGACACCGAGCTGCTGATGCACCTGGCATCCAATCTGGTACGCGAGTACCCCAACGGCGTGAGCACGGTCGACATGCACCTGCGCATGGCGATCTCGCTGGACAAGACCCGCAAGATTCTGTGCTTCGCCCGCAAGGCGCGCCTGTTGGGCGTGGCTGGCTCCGGCGTCACTGCTCGATGGGCGTCGCCTGAGCGAGCGGCAGAGCTAGACGCTGGGCGATGGACGAAACGCAAGCTACAGCACAAGGCCTGCCGAGACCGCAGGGCAGCGAGGATAGCCGCCCGCCAGGCGGCGTCGGAACTGGCGCCGCGTCGGGTGGCGAAGCCATTCAAACTTCATGCGCCTAACAGCGTCTGGCAATTAGCGGAGTTCCCATGCGACCCACCAAAGCGGCGATAGACGCTATCCGGGAGGCGTACACGGCCGACGTCCTGACGATCAGAGCGCACATCCTGGCGCTCAATGATCCGCATCTGGAGGATGCCTGGGCCGGAATCGAGACGTTCGCTGCCGTGGCGTTGCGGGTGATGGCAAAGACGAATCCGTCGAAGCTCAAGAGCGAGATGGTGACTGTGGGTATCTCGGCGCTGCTATGAAAATCGCTCCAATATCACTCAAGTTGGCGCAAGAGTATGTGCGCGAGCACCACCGGCACAACAAGCCGCCAATAGGTCACAAGTTCAGCGTTGGCCTGTTTGTCGGTGACGTTCTTGTGGGCACGGCGACCGCTGGCCGACCAGTGGCGCGGATGTTGGACGATGGGCTGACGCTGGAAGTAACGCGCACATGCACCGATGGGACGCGCAACGCCAACTCAAAACTGTATGGCGCTATCTGCCGCGCAGCTACTGCGCTCGGCTATGCAAAGTGCGTGACGTACACGCAGCACGATGAGTCTGGCGCATCGTTGCGCGGTGCTGGTTGGGCAGTTGCTGCGCAACTTCCGGCCCGGAAGGGTTGGGATGCGCCAAGTCGGAAACGCTCCGACATAGGGTCGGCTGATGTTGCGCGTATCCGCTGGGAGAGGGTGCTATGACCTGTCGACCTTGCCGTCCAGCTTGTCGAAGATCCGCCCCAGCAGGTCGCGTATCTCTTTGAGGTCTGACCTGTAGTCGTCGCGGGTGACGTAGGTCTTGGGTAGCTCGACCGACAGGCGGGTCAGGTCGGCTTTCAACTCCTTGACCGCTGACCACAACTCCCTCGCGAACCAACCGATGACGGTGCAGGAGAGCCCTAGACCGGTGTTGAACAGGGACTGGTAATCCATCAGATCATCCTAGCAAGGAGTGGCACCGCCCCACCGGCGCAGGTTGCCAGGGCATCGAACCATTCTACGCCATGCGTGGGCGTTAGGCCCGCTCTGATGGCTCGCTGGTTGGAGAGCCAGTCCAATGCCTCCTTGCCCACTGCTGCGGCCACCACGAGGCCATAGGCTACGTCAGGGCGGCGTAGGATGACCAGCGCCAGCAGGAAGATCAACGCGCCGTAGATGGCGTGGTTGGCTTTGTCTTGGGGAAGCGAGAACATACGGTTAGAGCGTAATGCTTCCAGAGGCAGTCCATTTATACACGCGATAGCCGCCGGCAACCGTAATAGTCGGTGAGCCTGTGGTTGCTGTAGCAGCGGCAAATGTATCAGGGTAACGGATAATTACTACGCCTGAGCCACCAGCGCCGCTTGCGCCAATTGAACCGCTAATCCCGTCCAAACCTCCAGACCCACCACCACCGCCAGTATTGGCCGTGCCTGCCGTTCCTGGACTTCCTGGGCCACTGGGAGAAGAAGCATTCCCCCCAGCTCCACCGCCACCTGCGCCCCCAGCACCACCAGTATTGCTTGTGTATTGAGCAAAAGCGCCAGAACCGCCACCGCCAGCATATTGCGTAGAAGTGCCGGAAATATTATTGGCAGCCGACCCAGCGCCCCCCGCATAACCGTCTTGAGGGAAAGCAAGACTTGTATTGGGGGGATCAGTACCAGCAGCACTTGCGCCGCCGCCGCCGGGACCGCCTCTGTTTGAGTTTGCGTTACCACCACGGAAACCTTGCCCAGAAGTTCCAGCACCGCCCAACCCTGCAAAAACACCCCCGCCGCCACCAGAACCGCCATCTAATCCATTAGCAGACGTAACTCCCGCGCCGCCACCACCACCAATTGCGGTAAAAGAACTAAGAACAGAATTTGTTCCACTGGAAGCGTTGCCAGACGGAACAGTGCCCGCCGCTCCGCCATTACCGACAGTAACTGTATAGGGTACGCCAACCGTAAGGTTTAGCCCTGACCCCGCAAGATACCCGCCACCGCCGCCACCGCCGCCACTCCAACTGGTGCTACTGCCACCTGCGCCGCCGCCACCAGCAACTACAAGGTAGTCAACAACTCTAATGGCGGGTTTCCCAGTTAGAAACTGATTGAGTGCTGCAAACATTATGCGAACGCCTGGGCTGCGTTACCGTACCAGCTAGTGCCGATGTAAACAAAACTGAGAATGTCCACCGCACTGGCTGTTGCTGTGATCGTTGGCACGGTGCCACCGGGCCATTTGACGCCGGTGAAGGTGGCGGTGGTCATGCCTGTTGCTGCTTGGGTCAAGAGCAGAATAAACGAATTCCCTGCTGTGGGGGATGTAGGCATTGCGAACGTACAAGGCGTTGAGGCCGTCAGCGTAGCGGTGACAACTGTTCCCGCCGTGATGACGATTGTTGCCGTGCCCGTAACCGTTCCCAGCGCAGCTACTGACTCAACGTATCCTGAGATCGTAGGGGTTGTCAGCGTCGGCGATGTGCCAAAGACATTAGCCCCCGTCCCAGTCTCATCCGTCAGCAGCGCAGCAAGGTTTGCGCTTGATGGAGTGCCGAGAAAAGTCAAAGCGCCTGCGGCTGTCGTTGTAGTGGATGGCGCGACTCCGGCCCCTCCGCCGATCACAAGCGCGCTGGCTGTTAGAGCGGCAGAAGAGGTTATAGTGCCAGCCGCCGTAAACGCCAGGATGCCACCAGAAGTGCCTGTGGTAACCCCAGTCCCGCCACTAGCCACAGGCAACGCAGTAGTCAAGCTCAGGCTCAACGCACTCACCGCTCGCCCAGCAGTCAGGTTGGCCACCGAGACCTGCTTGGTGGTCGTGCTTTGCACAATCGGCAAGACCTCCGTGCCCGCTAGGGGTGTAGTGCTTGCCGGGAGGGCACTGATTTTTGAGTCAGCCATTTTGCATTCCTTTGACGTTATGATACATGAGCGGCGAATGGGGCGCTAGATGACTAGCAGGCCGTCAAGACGAGTGATGGACATGAAGGTGGAGGCAGCGGCGCCCGTCCCAGCAACACCGCCAACTATTGCAAAGTTGTAAGCGTCTGTGGCTCGATCGCTGAACCCAACAATGCTTACAGTTGATCCCGCCGTGATGTAAATAACAGTGTTGGGATAGGATTCTTTGGTCATTGTTAGATTAGGCGCGCCAAACGTTGTTATCCATTGATAACCTCGCGTCCCAATAGCCCTTCGTGTTCCGTTAATTGTTATGGCGCAATTAAACTGGTTGGTTGCATTCCAAGCCACCAAGGTCGTTGATCCGCCGCCTGCGATGCTGTATAGGCCATCGTACTTTGCCGTGAATACACCGGTTGTGCTGTTGTACTCGCCAAGAAGATCGGTCTCCACGGTGTCGTAGGGGATGATCGTATCGGTGCTTACGCCAATGATGAGCTGAGTAGAGCGGAACGCCCTCACAGCGCTGGCCGGCTCCTGCCTGTTGGGTCCGGCAACAATGTTCTTTGGGGAGTGCGGGCCGTAGCAGATGGACACGCCGCCGACAGCAAACGCGTTGCTGGTGACGAAGTTGGTGCCGTCGTGCCTGGTGATCCACATGCTAAAGTTGCCGAGCGCGGGAACAATGGCGCTGCCGCGAACTACTACCCAAGTGTTTTTGGTGGTGACCGTGCTCACCAGAGTCCCATTGACATAGACCCTGGCATTGGCGCTTCCGGTCTGCAGGAACACCGGGATTGAAAATGACATCCAACGGTTGTAAAGCTGGTTGATGTACCGGGTCGGAAGGTTGAAGTACACCCCATTGTTGACGCCAGCAACCGTGAGAGTACAGGACAGGTTGGGCGTGGCACCAAGGTTGTTTGTATCCGAGTAGCTGGACGGAGCAATGGCGCCCTGAGCCAGGGTGCAGTTGGTGCCCGTAACGTCTTGCGGCTGTAGAGCGGATCCGTTCCAGTACCAGATATCCAGGAACGGGTTGGTGTGGAGGTTCTCCATCGAGGGAACACCAGCCCCACCAAAGGCTATGGTTGCATCCGACAGGCTGGCAACTGGGTATGTCACGCCTCCGTTGTAGAACCCTTCAGGGGCGATAATGTCGGCCTCTGTGTACACCAGCGCATTGCGAATCACCGGCAGAGAGCACAGGGCATCAAACAGCAGTTGCCCATACTGGAACCCGTCTACAACAACGTTCTGGCAACCGAGGAACTGCAGTTGCCGACCGCCAGGGTACGAAGGGCTGACGCCTTGGACGCCAGGCCCAATGCGCAAAGACCTGCAGCCATCAAACACCGAGTGGTCTAGGTTGGCCTCTAGCCACAAGTTGTTGATGGTCAACCCGGTGGATTGATACCAGTCGATCGCCCTGCCGCTAAGACCTTGAATGGTCCCGCTGATGGTGTTGCCGCCTTCGCTCACCGGGATGACGCCAGGATCAGCCACCCCGGGAGTGGTGATGCCGTTGCGGCATCCCTCTAGGACTACGTGGATCAAGTTTATGTTGGGGGCCACACCATAGGTGTCGTTGCGCTGTATGTAGACGTGGTCTACCTGAGTCCCGTAGGAGGGGACAGGCGGCGCCCAATTGATGGAGGAATAAACGGTAATCTTGTTTTCAAGAATACCATCAAGCACAACAGCATAGGCTAGAGCACCAGCGCGGACGTTAAGAGTAATCTCGCTGCGGTCTACGCGAGACAGCACAACGGCGTTGTTGCAAGCGTTAGCAGGCCCGTATACGTTCAACCTCAACGTAATATTGTTGATGCCAGACGCAGTGCCCTGGAAGGTTACGGCATCATTTCCCGAGCCAACGTTAACGAACAAGGCATCGCTGGGACTAGGGCATATTACGGACACGCGCCTAGTAAGATTCAATGGCGAGGTGACGTCAACTATACCGTCAACATACAAGTTACCGCCCTCGGGCGTGGCATTGTACGCCGCTTGGAAACTTGGATAATCAGAAGTCCATGTTCCATTTCCGGTATTATTATTTCTAATTGTAGTTTCTAAAGCACTGTATACAGTGTTACCTTTAGAGTTTTGAACCAAGATACTATAATCAATTTCTGTATAAATTACCGCCGGTGTGCCGGCGTTGACGATGTACCCGCCAGACGTGCGCAGTGGCTGGGATGCTTGCTGTGTTAAATCAGCATCCCAGTAGACGCTGATCGGATTGGTCTGAGGCGCTAGATTTGCCTCTCCAACCCAAACATAGCCATTGTCCAGCGGCTGGCCCGCTGTATCAGTGAAGAGTGGGTACGGCGGCTGGACTAAGAGTACGGTCATTTATTGGCTTTCCTGGTCAAATTGGCGTTCAGCCTGGGCCGCAGTCTGCAGCCACTGAATCCTGGCGTCCAATGTTTTCGGCAATTTGGCCGCGTCTGCAAATTTCTGGAAGGATTGTGACATGGCCGCACGACGAATGCTAGCAGCGCTTGGCG